TGTTTGGTCCTGCATATTCATTACCATTATGTATAAAAGAAGTTATATAAATTTTCATTAATAATAATTTGCGGTACGATTATGTTCCAAAGGCTCATCTTCTTCGTCTGAGTATAATGGAATAAAACCACCTTGTCTGAATCTTAACAGAGCTTGCGTAGTGCTATCAACTAAATCGTCATGTTCCATATTAGGAAATCCAGCAAACTCTTCAATGACTTCTTCTGCCCATCTAGTTGCAGGAGCATAAACAACACCTGAAGCAAACAAATCAGAGACTGCATTAACTCTTGATATCTTATCGTTACCTCGGCTAGGAGTGTATTCTTGTACAGGTATACCCATAGCTCGTAATTCAAATATTAAGGGCATACCAGCAGCCTTAGCCTCTACAATGAAGGCATCTGGCTTGTATGCGTTGTATTTCTCAAACGCCATCTTTTTAAGATCAGGAAACTCTAATCGTTCTTTGTATGCATCTAGCATGATAACAAAAGGGGAAATAAGTCCATCGTCATCTTCTTTGTAGAAAACTCCCCATGTAGTACACGCAGAATAGTCAGCTCTTTGATTCTTCATAAAAGCTGTATCCCATGATTGAATAACAAATTCACAGTCAGGAGGCTCTCTGCCTTCCCATACTTGCCACCACTCACGCTTAACTAAAGCTCCCTCCTCAGAGGTTGGGTCTTGTTGATATTGAGCCATCCACTTGCTGTTGGGTAGCTCGGCTTTCAAAGCCTCTAATTCTTCTAATTTCCAGAACTCTGCCCACAAAGGGTTTCCAGAAGGCATAATGGCAGGAAGTTCTATGACTTCCCACTGATCAGCACCGCCACGCTTTACACTAGCATCGACTACTTGACCTGTTAAATCTTTATTGTGCCATCTAGTCATGACCACAACGATAGAACCATTAGGTTGTAAACGCTGTCTTGGACCAGATGTGTACCATTCATAGGTACGATTGAATACATTTATGTCTGAAGAAGCTCCTTCTTGCTCGGAATGAGGATCGTCAATAATAAGTAGATCAGCACCTTTACCAGTTACCGCACCGCCTACACCAATCGCAAAGTAGTCTCCACCCTGATTGGTGTTCCATCTACCTGCTGCTTTTGAGTCTGACTGTAAGCTCACATTAGGGAATACCGCTTTGTAATCTGCACTATTGACTAAGTTTCTAACCTTCCTACCAAAGCCAACCGCTAATTCAGCAGTATGGGCAGTCTGGATGATCTTCTTATCTGGGTATTTACCTAAGAACCACGCAGGAAGCAGGTACGAAGCGAACTCACTCTTTGTATGTCTAGGTGGCATATTGATAATTAAACGCTTCAGATCGCCTCTAGCGACTCTCTCGAAGGCATCCGCCATAATCTGATGGTGTTTACCATGAATAAAGGCTGACCACATCTCCCCAACAAAGGTCATGAAGTCCTCATGGCACTTTTCTCTACCTTTTGCTTTTTCTAGTTCTTCTAACAGGGAAAGAAGTTCCTGCTTCTGATCAGAGGATAGGTTTTTTACTTTACTTAGTACACTTTTATCCATACTTACTATCTAGTATATACCTAATAGGTAGTGATTCTTAAATAAAAAAACTTAATAGGTACATATAGGTAGGCACTCATTAGGTATTCACTGGATACTAGGTATATGTATCTACAGATTATACAATATTGCATGGCTTCACATAAAAAGCAACCCTAAATTTTGAAAATATAGTATGGGGGGGGTGCAAAAAACAGTTTTTACCTAGAAAAAAGGGGTATATGGCAAAAAAAGATAGCAAAATGCAATATATAATAGGGGGGGGTATGTGAAATTAGGTCATATTATGAGTAAAACACTATGTATATATGATCGTCAGGTAGCCTGTTGCATATTTGGGGGGTGGGGGGTCTATTAATACTGGGGATTTCCCTCTATTAAGGTGGGGTCTAGGTCTGTGCTTTAGGTACGCTGTGGCTGTCTGTGATCTTCGTGGTGATCGTCTGCTGTTCTGAATAGTCCACAAGTTTTTCCTAGAAGTTCGAGACTGCGAATCCTAGCTGAGTCTGATTCACTCTCTTTGCTCTCTCTCATTAGCTGTTCAAGAACATAACTCCTTGTTCGAGTAGTCGAAGCCACTGCATTGGTCTCTAAGCGTTTCAATCCATTAGCTATAGTTAGGCTAACATTAGGGTTTGCCATTAACCTACTGCAATCAACATGAGCGTGTTTAGGTATCTTCCCTGTCTTGGTTAGAGCGACATCATAGACTTGCATATAACATTCGATCTGACTTCCCAACTTGCCCTTGATGATGAGGTCACAAAAGGCTCTCTGTTTCATGGTCAACTTGGTCTTATCTTTTACCAGTTTGAGGTTAGGTTTTTCGTCTGAGGTTTTGTCTTTATCCATGAGAAATATTATCTACCAGTTGGAGAGATTTGGTAATGCTCACATTGTGCTATCTCTTATGATGAGATAAAGATTTGCAATATGATGATAAGATCGATTAAGATATGCACATGACAACGACAAAAGGAGGATTTATCGAACAGCACTAATCAGCTATGCCTAGCCTATTCATGATGACTTGAAGATTGGAGGTCGAAG